TCGATCCATGAGGCAACGGACTACACAGTCTTGGTGGCGTTTGATTGTGGGAACTTAGCCAAAGTAGCGAAGAGCGCGAAGGAGATGTTCCCAGGCTCGAAGATCATCATTGGCGCAGACAATGACCAGTTCACTGAGGGCAACCCTGGTGTGGCAAAGGGCAGGGCTGCGGCGGCTTTGGTGTTTGGGGAGATTGTTTACCCATCATTTGGAGAGTCTGACATGGTGGACAACAAACCAACAGACTTCAATGACCTGCACTGCTTGCAAGGTCTGGATGCGGTCAAAGAGCAGATCGAGCGCGTAGCTGGCCCAATGCGTGACAAGTTGGCGTTTGAGTTCACTCGGGCAGATAACTTACAACTTAGCCAGATCAACTGGATTGTGGATGACTACATCGAAAGTGACTCCCTAGCGCAAGTGTTCGGTGACCCAGGCGGTGGTAAGTCGTTTGTGTCAATCGACATAGCTTGTTGCGTGGCAACTGGCAAAGCATGGCATGGGCATGAGGTCAAGCAAGGATCGGTGTTCTACATTGCAGGCGAAGGGCATAACGGCCTTGCTAGGCGGTTCAAGGCTTGGCAGTTGGGTAATGGTCAGACATTGGATGGTGCGCCTCTGTACAAGAGCCATAGGGCGGCGCAGTTGTACGATGCAACCGAGGCGGCTGTTGTGGCTGAGAGCATCAAGGAGCTGTCAGCGCAAGCTGGAACTGTCCCTAGCCTGATCATCATTGACACTCTAGCCAGAAACCACGGCGGTGATGAGAACTCCACACAGGATATGAATGCCTTTATCCAGCATCTGGATGTTTATCTGCGCCAACCTTGGAAGTGCTGTGTCTTGGTGGTTCATCACTCAGGCGTGGCAGATAAAGATCGGTCTAGAGGAAGCACCGCCCTGAAGGGTGCGCTTGATGCAGAGTATCGCTGCCAGTTGGATTCGGGAACTAAAACCATAGCCTTTGAGTCCAAAAAGATGAAGGATGCAGAGATGCCTGCACCCAAGAACTTTCAGATCACTCAGGTTGACCTTCCCATCCAAGATAAAAACGGAGCGCCAGTTCGGGGTGCATACCTTACGGCGGTGGACATCAGCGGCCTGACTAACTCAATCCAGAAGAAAACCTATCTCGCAGGCAACCAAAGGAAAACCCTAGACTGCTTGGTTTCAATCCAAATTAACCATGAAAAGAATGGCATTGTGGACTTGGTGACCTACGATGAGTGGCGCGAATCTGCCAAAGAACATGGCATCAAGTCCAACAGGTTTAGGGAAGTTGTGGACAGTTTGGTCAAAAAATTACTGGTTCTTGAGGACTCCAAAGGCTATAGAATTAAGCCAAATGATGGGAAGATGATTGAACCGAAACTTACCGAATCGGTAACCGAATCGGCTAATTCGGTTGAACCGAAACTATGAACCGAATTAACCGAAACTTACCGAAACTTACCGAAACTGGAAGCCCAAACAGTCGGTATTTCGAACCGAAACTTACCGAAAGGGTATACATACCCATTCGGTTTCGGTTCGTAAACTGTTTCGGTTCGGTTCGGTTCGGTTTTTGGGAAATCGGGCAAGGTTGGGAAAGTTGGGAGTTGGTTGGGAGTTGGCATGATTGAGGTCAGGATGAACATGAAAATTGTTAGTGTGGCGAACATGAGATTGCATTGGGCGGTCAAGGCGAAGCTGACGAGGGATCAGAGAACGAGGACTCGGATGAGCTTGGCTGCCGTGGCTCAGTCCTCTGGTTTGGAGATGCTTCCGGCGACTGTGGTTTTGACCAGAGTTGCACCAAGGAAGTTGGATGGGGATAATTTGCAGTCTGGGTTCAAAGCAGTCAGGGACGGCGTGGCTGATTGGCTTGGCGTGGATGATGGTAATCGTTTGGTGGATTGGCAGTATGCCCAAAGGTCAGGCAGGCCAGGCGAGTACGCCGTGGAGATTGAGGTGATAAGATGAACGTGTGCGCGCAGTTGCCATTGATTGTCGCACCTTCGGGGAAAGCGCCTTTGGGCGTGAGTACCCTTTTTTTTGGGGGTTGTTATGGCTGTAGGTAGACCAGCTAACCCAAAGTCAAAATACTTTCAGCGCATCCTAAAGCCCGCAGAGAAAAAGATTTTGGTTCACGCAGGCCGTGGTGATATGTCCGCTGGCTTTCATCATTTGCTTGAAGTCTATTCATTTTTATGGATGCAAGGCTTTAGACCGCATAAGAGCCTCGATTGCTTGCAGGTAGGCAATGGTACAGACGAAGCGTTTGAGAGCGATACAGAGGGTTTTGATGCGTCTGGAGAGCATTCCTGAACTGGTTGTATGGTTTGCTTATTCCTCACAAATTTTCGGTACACAAAAGTGTATACAGTTTTGTATGCAGTTTTGAATACAGTTTGGTATGCAGGTATGCGGGAAAAGCACCCACAGCCTCTTTCTCTTTTTTTCTCCCGCCCAAACCGATCCGAACCCAGTTATCCACAAGGGTCTTGTTCAACTTGTCCACAGTTTCCTGTGGATAACTTGCCGAGTACAAACAAAGTATTCAAATATCTGTGGATATCTTTGCGTCAACTTAACATAATGGTCATTGTATAAAGCAGAATCGGGAAAACCCTTGGTTTTGGGCGGTTTGCATGGGGGGGGAGGGGGTCGGCCTCGCCGTGATAATTGTAGGTACACCCCACCCACCGAAAAAGCGAAATGGACTACAATTGCCCAAACCCATCTTCCCGAAAGGAAAAAAGTGGAATTCACCCCTGCAACTGAAGAGAGAAAGAAAAAGCGCGGTCGCCCCAAGGGTTCGGTCAAGATGACCATTCAGCGCTATGCAAACAACCCACCCAAGGTTTTGCCCAAGACTGACCACCAGCGCCTGAAAGAACTCAAGGAGTTAATGATCCGGTCTGGTGGTAAGGATGTAGCGCAGAAGGTGATTGACATTGCGCTCAACGATGACCACCCAGGCCAGATGGCGGCGCTCAAGATGTGCATTGACCGCACACTACCGATCTCAATGTTTGAGAAAGACAAGAGCCAAAGGTCAGCAGTCACGATCAATATCACTGGCTTGGGACAAGAGCCAACGATCATCGACACCTCTGATGAGCCTCAAGACGTAGAGGCCAAATATGGCTGACCTCAACTTCTCCCTTCTCCCTTGGCAACAAGAAGTCTTCAAAGACCAAACAAGGTTCAAGGTTGTGGCTGCTGGGCGTAGATGCGGTAAGAGTAGGATGGCGGCAGTTACCCTACTAATTGAAGGACTCAAGTGTCCACAAGGCTCTGCGGTTCTTTACGTTTCACCGACTATGGGACAAAGCCGACAGATTATTTGGGACTTATTGCTAGACCTTGGTAGAGAGGTTATTCAGAGTAGTCACGTAAACAATCTAGACATTACCCTGATAAACGGGGCTAGGATATACGTTCGTGGTGCGGATAGACCTGATACGCTCCGTGGTGTCTCGCTGACCTATGCCGTTCTCGATGAGGTTGCCGACATTAAACCTGAAGCATGGGAACAGGTCATTCGAGCCAGTTTGTCTGATAAACGGGGTAGAGCACTCTTCATCGGCACTCCAAAAGGGCGCAACTGGTTCTACGATACCTTTAAGTTGGGTGAGTCAGAGGATGACCCTGATTGGAAGTCATGGCACTTTACCACTGCTGATAACCCCTTGATTGACCAAGCAGAGATAGATTCCGCTAAAAAGACTCTAAGTTCTTTTGCTTTTAAGCAAGAGTTTATGGCTTCTTTCACCAATGCGGGTTCAGACATCTTCAAGGAAGAGTGGATCAAATACGGGGTAAAGCCTGAACATGGAAGCTATTACATCGCTGTTGACCTTGCGGGATTTGAGGAGGTTGCCAAACAAGCAGCTAATGCCAAGAAGCGTCTGGACGAGTCTGCTATCTCGATAGTGAAGGTTACAGACGATGGGAAGTGGTTTGTTGAGAAGATTGAACACGGGAGATGGGACATCCGAGAAACCGCCTCTAAGATACTGATTGCCATTCGGGACTACCGCCCTTTGAGTGTGGGGATAGAGAGGGGGGCACTAAAGAACGCTGTTTTGCCCTACTTGTCAGACTTGATGCGAAAGAACAACACCTATGCTCACATCGTGGATTTGACCCACGGGAATAGAAAAAAAGCGGATCGGATCATCTGGGCTTTACAAGGTAGGTTCGAGCATGGCAGAATTGTGTTAAATTCGGAAGAAGATTGGGATGAGTTTGTAGATCAGTTAATCCTGTTCCCTGCTCAAGGAGTCCATGATGACTTGCCTGACTCCCTCAGTTACATTGACCAACTTGCTGTTACATCTTACATGGAAGAAGATGACAGCGAGGAATGGCAACCTGTAGATATTATTAGTGGGGTATAAGAATGGATAACCCAATAAGCAATCCTAGACCTGATGGTACAGAAAAAAGCTCGGGGTTTTTTGGTGCATTGAAAAGACCAGATGGAAAAGTGTCTACAGAAATATCCATTGGGTTAGATGTTGATGGAAAACAAATAAATGTTCCATTGCTTGTTCCATCGCTTACTTTTGAAGAACTAAACTATTTACTTCAAAGCAATGTTGAGTCAAAAGACTTCCTAAAAAACTTACCGCCTTCTATAATGGACAAAGCCTATAATCACGCAGAACAGCGTATTAAGGCGGGACTGTCACCTTTTGCGTTGCCTAATGAGGTTTTTAAGCCTCCAGTTGCACCAAAAGCACAACAAATGCCTGAAGCTGCAAATTTGAAGTATCAAGACCCTTTTGGCGACACTACAAGGTAATATTATGGAATTCCAAGAACCTAGCGACTCAGACAAAGAGATAGTTAACTTTGTTGTCAACCATTGTGATAGATGGAGGGATTGGAGAGATGTCAATTGCCTTGATGATTGGCTAGAGTACGAGCGCATCTTCAATGGTGAGTGGGATGTCCAAGACAAAACCCGTGAGTCCGAGCGTAGCCGTATCGTTACACCAGCTACCCAACAAGCCGTAGAGACACGCCATGCTGAGATCATGGAAGCTATCTTCGGTCAGGGTGAGTTCTTTGACATTCAAGACGATATTCGTGATGTCAATGGTAGCCCTCTAGATGTTGCTGCTATCAAAGCACAACTGATGGAAGACTTCAAAGTCGATAAGATTCGCAAGTCTATTGACCAGATTGAGCTGTTGGCAGAAATCTATGGTACGGGCATCGGTGAGATTGTTGTCAAAACAGAGAAAGTCTATGTTCCCGCTACTCAGGCAATACCTGGTCAAATGGGACAAGCCGCTATCGGAGTCGTAGAACAAGACCGCATTGCAGTCAAGATTGTTCCTGTAAACCCCCGTAACTTCTTGTTTGACCCCAATGGCACATCCATTGATGACTGTATGGGTGTGGCTATTGAGAAGTATGTCTCTATCCACAAGGTCGTAAAAGGTCAAGAAGAAGGCATCTACCGCAAGGTAAAAGTCGGCACTGACTCGATGGATACAGATTTAGAGCCTACACAAGAAGTCTCCCAGTACGAAGACGATAAAGTTAAACTTTTAACTTACTATGGTTTAGTTCCTAGAGAGTATCTTGAGCAACTAGAGAACGAAGAGAATGGCGAAGTAGAAGACTTATTCCCTGAAGACAGTATTCAGGATGAGTATTCCGATCTAGTTGAGGCTATTGTCGTTATCGCCAATGATGGTGTTCTTCTGAAGGCAGAAAAGAACCCATACATGATGAAAGACCGCCCAATCCTTGCTTATCAGGACGATACAGTTCCAAATCGCTTGTTGGGTCGTGGTACTGTTGAGAAGGCTTACAACTCACAAAAAGCCATAGATGCCCAAGTT